GATGGTCTTCGTTGTATGCAATCATAAATGCCTCGACCAATACTTCATACACCGGTCTAAACTCTTCACGCTTTATCCAAGCTAGTCCAGACTTTGTACGGGCTTTACAATCAATACGATAAGCTACATCTAATTGTTTCTCTGTATAGAGTAACATTAGACTTGCTCAAGAACCATAGCTTGTAGCTCTTTACTACGTCTACCTACTTGATGAAACCATTTACTATCTTCCATTTGTCTAGCCATTTCTTTCCAGTCATGGTTTTGACAAGCTGCTATCATGTTACGAAACTTTGAAAGTCTTGAACCACCTAGATTAAAACACATATTAACTATGACTCTTTGAATAGGCTCTGGCAAGTTTTGAAAAACATGGTCACCACCGATAACGTGGATAGCTTCCATGTAATGCTTGTCAAAGTCTTCCTCATAGTACATGTCTACCACTTCTTGACTTACAGGTGTACCTATTTCCCATCCGTATTCAGGGTCACTAGGTTGACATAGATGTCCAACACCAAGAGTTTTATAGCCAAGACTATCTTCATAGATTGCTAAGACTTCGCCTTCGTGTCTCTTGATTTCAGCTTTACATAATTCTTTATTCATTTTTTTACTATTTAATTGGTACACTTTCATCTAATAATATATAAGTATCTTCAAACTTTCTTGCTGAAGCAGGTTGATTTTTTAAAGCGAAATTAGTTGGGTTTGTCCTTAACAATTTAATATTGTTTTCCAACAAAAATTCTCTTACAGTTGGACCCACTCTTGTAACATATTTATCTTCACCTAATTGATTTTTAAAATCTGTAAGTAGTTTGGCTTTTAATTTGTCATTTGCTCCTAATACTGAGGATGAAGAAGGTGTTTTAGATAATTCATTTATTCTTTTGTCTAAATTAACAAGTAATTTATCTTTTGGTTTTGCTGTGTTTAATACTTGATTTTGTCCTATTTTTAATAAGTTTTGTAATTTAGATATATTAGAGGTATCAATGTTAAATAAATTTTTCTCATTATATCTAGCATATTTAAGTGCATCTTGTTTAGCTTTAGTAGTAAAAATTGCACTTTGTAATCTTTCACTAGGATTTGCAAGTTGAAAATTAGCACTCTTTATTTCTGTTAATTGTTCAGAGCGTGGTAAACTTCCATGATAAACTGTTTTAGGTACACTAGCTTTTTCAATTACTTCTTCACCAATTTCTTTAACAGCTTTACCACCTTTAAGTATTCCAAGTCCTGATAAAAATTCTAAAATAGGAGCAACAGGTTTTAAACCTTGCTCTTCTAATGTTGGTACCCCCTCTGGTAAAATATCTTGTCCTTTTCCTAGAAAACCACCGCCTTCAAATCCTAATCTACTCATCTGCTCTTGGTAAGGTTCACCAGTAAACGGGTCAACTCTATCGGCAGGGTTTTCTTTTGTGAATGGTACGTCTGGTCCTTCTATTAGACCGCCTGTTGCATACCCAAGCATTGAATTTTGCGGTTCTTCTTCTTCTAAAATATTTTCTACTCTAGGAACAACTTCTTCTAATATAGGAACTACATCAGCAGCTTCTCTTACAGTTGTACCTAAACCTTCCATAAATGCTTCCATCAGAGTCTCATCATCCTCTGCAACAAAATCTGGCTTTGTAACTATTTCTGCCATGTCTTCCATGTAGCCTAACACCGGTGCAATCTGCTCAGTTACACTAGAACCATAGTCTGAATATTTAAATATACCTCTAAGCTTATCAATTAAATAAGTATTTAATCCTGAATAGGATAAAGCTTCTCCAGTTTTTTGCAATAATGTTTCATCGTTTACACCTTCTTTATATTTTTCATTAGGTGATAAAGCTACTTGAGCCTCTCTAACACTTGCAAAAACTGGTATCGCTGCTGCTATTCTTAAAAATAATGCAGCATCTCCTTGCTCAACTCTTGCAATTAACGCATTAGTCTGTGATGTTTTAGCTTGTGCCCATGACATAAAACTTCCTAAGAATTTTACATACGGATCTTTTGATTGAGTAAATAATCTTCTATTACCCACCAACGGAATAATTGCATCTCTGTTGGCTGACATAATTCCTGCTTTCTTTAAATATGATCTTGCCATATTGTCTTGTAACGCATCTTCTATGGTTTTAAATTGACTAATATATAAAAAGTTTTCTCTTGATAAACCAAGCGTATCCATTTCTTTCAATAACGCTTGTTCAGATTTTAAAAATTGTTTAGTCTTACCACGCCCTACTAAGTTTGCAATATCCATAGCTCGGTAAACACCTGCATCGTATGCAAAGTTTCTAGCAATTCTTGTAACCCTACCAAGCTGTACTGCTTCAAAAAATCTTCTAGTAAAGTCAGTCATTCTTCTTTGGTATTGTCGCATACCAAGTGTATCGCCTATTAATAATACATCTGATAATTCTCTTGATAAAACATTATCGTGAATATTATTCCCTAAAAACCTATCTACATAAGTAGCATCTCTACCTTTAACTTGTTTTGTTCTTTGATTTAATGCAAGTCCTTCTTTTGAAAGTGGAACAACTTTTCCTTGTCTTGCTTGTATTTGTGTTAGTGCTGATTTTGCAGCAGCCTTATAACCGCTGTTTGAAAGTGTTTGTAACCAATCACCCATACTTGGTAAAGCTACAAATGTTAGTCTTGTTGTGGCTAATCCAGTTTGTAAAAATGTTGCAAGTGCTCTAGCTGCATCTCCTGTTGGCATTCTTTCAATGTGATACACACCAAAAAAAGCTTCCAAAGAATCTTTAATTTTTTTCTTTTCCGCTGTTGCTGCTGCTTTGACACCCGGTACATTATTAAATAAATCTTCTACAGTTTTATATTTATCGTCTTGATTTCTTATGGTATTATTTACTAATCTCAAATATCTTTTATTTATATCTGTAAATATTTGTTTAATATATTCTCCTCGTGCACCAAATTGTTTTGCAAATTCTGCAATATGTACGCTATTTTTTAGTAATGTTTGAGTGGTAAGCAATGGATTGCTTTCAAATAAATCTGCTACTGAAGCCCTAGCTTCTTGATCAAATAAAGTTCTATCTTTATCAAAATGTTTTGCAGCTTGTAAAATAAAATCTTCATCTCGTGGAACAAAGTCTTTATATTTTTCTCCAGCACTATTATTAGTTTTAAATAGTATATCTTCATTGTCTGAAAAAATAGAATTGGTTCTAACTCTTGATGCAGTTGCTAAATATCCCTCTGCTAATTTTCTACTATCTTTATTTAATGTAGGATATGTTTGTCTAATAAAATCTTTATCTTTTAACTGAGCCTTCGTAAGTGTTTTTTTAATATTATCGTTTTGTAAACTAAATGCTTCGCTTAATCTTTTAATATTAGTTTTATAATTTGCAATATCAGAAGCTTCTGATGTTAAAATTTGAGTTAATCCATAAACATCTTGCTCAATAAAATCTATTCCTCTAGCTTTTATATAGTTTTTAAAGTCTTCATTATACTTATCTATGTCTAAAGATAATTTTTCTGCTTCGTTATAGCGTGGATGTAATCTATCTTGTGATGTTAAAAATGAATGTTTTTCAGAAACCAACCCCCTATTATTACTTATCTTACCAGCTAATATTAAAATATCATCATCGTATTTACTGAACATATCCGCTGCTCTGTTATTCCAATATGCTAATTGATTCATTGCCTCAACTTCTACTGGATTAACAGGAGATGTTTTACCCAAGGCTATACCACCACCAAACGGTTGATACATTCGTGTACCAAACTTATTGGCTACTTCATCAGACCAACCCATTAAATCTTGAATATGAGAACCAGCTGTAAAACTTTTTAATGTGTTGTACCAAGATCTTTTAAATCCTGCAATAAATTCTTCGTTAGCAGCATTCTTAGCTTTAACAGGAATTAATTCAAAAGGTTTACTTTGAATAATTTTTTGAACTTTACCAAGTGTAGCACCCATAAGTGCAAAGGTAATCATTCGTCCATTACCTTCATCTTCTTCGGTAAAACTTGCACCAATACCACCACCAATTAATCCACCAAACAATGGTCTGGTCAATTCTTGAGTTAAAGCTCTAGCAAGTCCTTCATTTAATACACCACCTTTTTGTGCATTAATCATGCTCTTTTGATAAACATCTAATAAATTATCCGGTATTTCTTTAGTATAAATATTTTCAAGCTGTGTATTTAATTTATAAATATCATCATTTAATTTAGTTCTTTCAGCTTTTAACTTTTTAACTTCTAACGGATTATTAAATAGTTTAGAATATGTATTATAATCCATATCCCAACTTAAATCTGTATCTAAGGATTTACGTTTTAATCGAGAAGTTTGATTATTTATTTTTTTAATTTCTTCACGTATTTCTAATTTACGTTCTTCAATTTTTCTAATTTGTAAATTTACAAAGCCTACATTATTAACAGACTCTTGGGTTTCTAAAAGTGTTTGTTTCCCTACTTGCTCTAACGCTACCGGATTACTAATTTCAATATCTGAAATTTTTGTAGGGGCTGGAATATTTACTTCTTTATCAATTTTAGAACCAACACTATTATGTGTCGGAACTTTTTCTCTAATTACTTTATTATAAAGAGATATACCTGCTTCACCAATAATACCTCCAGCTATACCAGCTCCTGCTCCCAAAGCAACCACTTCAGGTCTTACTTCACCATATAGTGCTTCATCACGTATAGCTAAATCAGCAGCACCAAACGCACCTGCTGCTCCGATACTAGCAACTTTACCAGCTTTTGCAATCTTTACCCAAGGCATTAAAAAAGTTGCTGGATCTGCTAAAGCCAAACCCATTCTACCTGCGGTTACACCGGCAGTTTCTTCTCTTCCTCTAAACTCAGGAAATTCTTCAAATATTTTTTCTTGTCTTTCTGCTTCGATTCTTGCTCGTGCTTCTTCATAAGTTTCATTTACGTCTAATGCTGAACTTACCACAGCCTCTCCAATTCTAAATAAACTTCCAAGCACAGTAGGTTCTTGAGCTGCTCCATAAGCAAACTCTCTAGCGAAAGATATTTGGGGTTCTTTAGAACGATTGAAATAGCCAAAACTTAAAGGCTCTGATGGCTCTTTTAAAGTTGGTTCTGGAAAAGCAGGAGAAGTAATTTCTGTAACAGCAACTTCTTTATCTCTGTTAAAATAACCTTCCTGTAAATATTCAGGTTTAACTTGAACCGGTTCTGGCATTATAGGCTGTTTCTCCTGTTCTTCAGGAGATTCTTTCCGATTAAAGTAACCGTAAGTTAAAACTTCAGACACAGTGGTATCCTTATTGTTTGGCTAATAACGAAACGTCTTCACCTTTTAAAGTTGCTAAAACTATTTCAATTTCTTCGGGTGTGGCATTTTGATCAAGATTATATTTTTTTAGTAAAGCAGATTTACCACGAACATAAGAAGATCCTTGTGCAAGTTTTTCGAGTCTTTCCATATCGAACTGCATTTGTTTTGTATTATATAGTTCTTTGACCTCTTCCATACCACGTGAAGCTATCTTAGAACGTTGTTCATCTATATATGCATCTACATCGTCTTGAGACATCTGTGGCATTTGTACATCTTGTGATGTTTGATTTACTTTTTTCTTTTCTTGCATTTGTAAATTTTGTAAGATTGGTTCAAAAATTAAATCAATTTTCTCAACGTCATCAGGATAGTTTCTTTTTAATTCGTTAATTGTTTCTTGTCTTTGTATGGGGTTTAATGAAGTAAATTTATTACTCTCTGCCCAAGTTTCTATTTTAATTGGATTAAATTCAGTATCATTTTCCTCTTCAGGTTTTTCTTGTCCTTTATCTGCATTAACATTTGCAGCATCACTACTTGTTGATTTTCCTCGTATTAAAAAATCAGAGCCGGGGGGTATAAATAAAATATCATCTTCATTCCACAGTTGCTCTGCTGTATAAGGAACCGTCTTTCCTAAAATTTTAAAACCTTCTGTGTCTATTTGGTTCATCTTAAGAAATCTTCCTTCATCACTCCAAATTTGTAATGCTCCATGAATTGATTCTGCTCCTACCAGTGGCTGCTCATTATTTTTTAATAAATTATAATTCATAGATAAAATTTGTACAGCTAATGCATTTTGAAATACATCAGATGAAATTGGATTGACTATTGTGTCCTCTCCTTCTTTACTTAATGTTTTAATGTTTTTAAATTGTTCAGCTTTAATATTTACTGAAACCGTATTACCTTCTATTTTTTCAGGAATAGTATTTAAATTTGAAATAGTTTCTTTTGCATCAATAATTTCAATATTAAATGGTAGGTTAAAAAAGTCTTTATTTACTTTACCTTCTTTAGTTTGTAAAACTTTTAAATTATTATTTCTTTGCTGTAGAACGTCCTCATAATTAAATCTTTTTTGAGATTTGATTGCAGCACCATTTAACAACTGTTCTTGAGTATTGTTAATACCAGCCTCATAGTTTAAATCTAATAAAGTTTTTGCAGTATTTATTTTACTTCTAAAATCATTTCTTTCTTTTTGAGCTTTGTTTAAATTCTCCATTAGCTCTATTTTCTCTGCATTTGTTGAAACTAAGTTTCCTTCTTCATCTCGTTTTGTTCTAAAAATTCTATTAAAAGCTGATCTTAATAATCCTTTTTTAGTTGGATCATCTTCTACCGCAGCAAGTGCAGCTAGGTATTCATTTTTAGCAGCTTCATTATATTTTGTAAACGTTTCATAAGTATTAGTAGGGTCTTTTCTTAAAAGATCTAATTCAACTTTTAATCTATTTTTTTCAGCATCAAATACATCTTGTAATAATTTTCTTTCCGCTGGACCGTAGTTTGCTCTATTACCCCAGCTAATATCATTATCAAAAAATTCTGGATTACTATCAATACGTTTAGCAACTTCTTGATTTAAATAAGATTCACCTAACTGGTCATATTTTTTCAAACGATCTCTGTTTTCTCTAGCACCGTTCCATTCTTCTTTATTGTTTTCAAAAATATCTGCATATCTTACTTTGACATCCGCTGCTGCATCTACAACATCTTGTTTCTGTTGTTTTTGTAATTGTCCAAAGCTTTCGGTTATAGCAGACAATAGTAAAGCTTTGTAAAGTTCATCTTTTTCATTTTTCTTTTTTCTAGATAACAAAGTTCCAGCAACTTGTCCAAACTGTGAACCTGATAAATAATCTTCTTGTGCCATTACGCTGCTCCCTTATCTAATAAACTTTTTAATTGTGGACTTTTTTCTTTTACCTGCTCCATAATTTCTTGTGGTAATATATTATTATCCATACTAACATTTTTTACAGATGGTGAATTTTTTATTTGTTCAAAAACAGTTTTAAATTCATTAATTTTATTTTGAACATCTTCCTCATCTTCATCAAATTCATCTAAATCATCATTATCTATATTGTATTTAATATTTGCTTCTTCACCTATTGCCATCATTAAATACATAGTTGGCTCAATTAATAACAACATTACATCAGGATTTATTTCTCCTTCAAAAAATTTAGCATACAACACAGCACTTGCTAAATCTCCAACAGATGCTCCGTTTGCTAAAGCTTTGACAATATTTTTCATTGCTTCTGGCTGCAATAATAATTTAGTAATTTCATTTAAAGCTTCTCTAGGATTAGAAAAAGTAGCAGGTTTTTCCCAAGGATAAGGCGTGTCAGGATTATTGGTTAAACTTTGACCGGGAATAGATGCACCTGTTCCAGACATACCAACAAGTTCATCCAATGATTCTTGATTAAACTTTCTTTCTCCTCTAACTTTAGGACCACGTTCTGGTGCAATTTCTTCAATATCAAATCCTGCATCTAATGCATCTAGTAAAATATCAGCTGATGCATCAGAAACATTTTTAGATATGATAGGTTTAGGTGGTCGTCTATCTTTAGCCATTATGCTACTCCTAGTGTTTCTTGTCTAAATAATTCTGCTGATGCTTGGAATCCGGGATCTCCTGTGCCATAACCAAGTTGTCCATAAACATCGTTTAATGATATTGTTGTAGTTGGTGCATATACTGCAAGAGGATCTAGTGGACTTCTTCCTTCTACTGCTAATCCAGCCATTTCACCAGTAGGGTCTCCACCTAATAGTTCTTGAGTAGCATATCCCGTAGCAACTCCACCAATAACTTGTTTTCCTACTTCTGATATAAATTCACCAGTACCTGTTTGCCAAAAACCACCTTTAGATGCTGTAGTACTTGCTGGAGCTGGAGTCGTAGGCGTAGGTGTTGTAATTCCAGTAAAGTCTGTAACTGCCCTAGCACCACTACCAATAGCTGAACCAACATATTCAAAAGGTTTTGATATTAATTGTGTAGCTGTGTTACCAAGTTTTGCTAATCCTGTAGCACCTTGTCCAAATAAAGTTCCACCAGTTATCGCAGCACTTTTTGTCATCATCCAGTTTCCAAAAGTTGCCAATGGACCGGAACCAGCCAAAGCTGCACCTCCCGTAAAGGCACTAAGAGCTGCACCTCCCGTTACCACAATAGCTCCTATGGTAGCAATAGCTTTAAATAGTTTACTTTTGGTAACTTTCTTTACAACTTTACCAACTTTTTTAACTACTTTTTTAATTCCTTTACCTACTTTCTTTACAACTTTTTTTAAAGCTTTTCCTATTTTACTAAATAATCCCACGTTATCCTCCGATAATATCGCCTGTTATAGAACCTATCAGACCTTTTATATCATTTAAACTTGAACCATACCTTGAAGGGTCACTCGCTAGTGCAGTGTTTACAAGTTGTGCAATTCTGTTTCTTTCATTTTCAGATGCTCTAAAATCATAATCTGCTTGATCTCTAAGTTCTTGCCATAAAAATGACATAGCTGTTTGAGACATGGCAAAAGCATTCTGAGCATTCTGCATATTAATTTGATTCTGCATTGCAGTATTCGCAGTATTAGCCTGTCTTCTCCACTGAACATTAGAAGCTTCAACAGCTGCTCTATTCTGTGCGTTCCATTGATTTCTTGCAAAATCTTGATTAGCATTAAACTGATCAACTTGCGTATTTAATTGTGCATTAAATTTTTCAACGTCTGCTAATCTTTGTGCATCTCTAGCAGCAGCAGCATTAGCCTGTGTAGCATTAAACTGGTCAATTGCATTAGCTTGTGAAGCATTGAACTGACTCATCTGAGCTGCAAGACTTGTCATAAACTGATTAGTCTGTTGTTCGTTAGCAGCATTAAACTGACGTGATGCATTGGTTGCAGCTTCTGCTGATAATATTCTTTGTTGTTCTTGTTGAGCTTTTAACATGTTTGCTTGTTGAGCATTGCTAAGATTTGTCATATCCATTTGTAAAAAAGCTTGAGCATTCTGTGCTGCAAGTTTTGTGCGTTGGTCAAGCGTTGCTAAATCTAACTGAGCCATAGCTGTAGCATTTTGCATAATAGCTTGTTGGTCAGCGTTAAAGTTTGACAATGTTACAGTCTGCATAAACTTACTGTTAGCTAACTCAACTTGTTGCTCATTGGTAAACTTAGCCATATCCATGTTAGCAACCATGTTAGCATTTTGCATAGCTCTTTGTTGGTCAACATTAAGTTGAGCTAAACCCATTTGTTGAGCTAACTCACCATTCTTAATATTGATATTCATCTGAGCATTAAGGTTGGCTAACTCAGTTTGCTGTGCAGCATTAAGATTTTCTGATGAAGCTTGATTAAGAGCTGTCAAGTTTGCAAGTCTCATCTGTTGTTCATTGCTTAAATTAGCAAGGTCCATTTGCTGTTTAAATCCAGCATTCTTAGATAAGAAATCAGCAGCTACTTGCATCTCGGCTAAACGTTCTTGATTAACCGCAGCTTGGTTAGCTCCTTGTACTTGAGCTTCTATTTGAAGTTCTGCAAGATTTACTTGTTGCTCGTTACCTAAGTTTTGAGCATTCATTGCCTGTTGGTTTTGAGCATTAAGAACAGCTGCTTGTTGTTGATTTTGCAAGTTAGCTATTCTTGTTTGCTGCTGTTGCTCTGCTGTAGTTATTACAGCTTGTTGCTCAAACTGGCTCTGCATAACACCCATCTGTTGAGCAAACTGTGCAGTCTGTGATGCAGCTTCTTGACGGTTTGCCAAGTTCTGCATTCTTAATTGTTGTTGTTGATTTGCTTGTTGTAAATTAGCTTGTTGTTGATTACTAAGATTCTGTGTAGCTCTTTGCTGTAATGCACTTGCATTGCTTTGTGCAATTGGTAAAGCTGTTTGAATGATAGCATTAAACAATGCATCTCTACCAACTGTTGAAGCAGTTAAACCTCGCTGTGCCATGTTTTGATTAACAGCATCTACCGCAGGTCTAGCCCATAGTGGTATTTCTCCATCTTCCATCCCACCTAATAATGTTTCAATCTGTGAAGATACTAAAGCTTCTGTAGGTAATGCAGCAATTGCAGCTTGTACTTCTACTGGCTCGGTATCTACTTGTGCTTCTACTGTTGCTGGGTCTTGAACAATAGCAGCAGATATTTCTGGTGGTAATGCTGCGGTTTGTGCAACCATTTCAGCAGCAGCACCTTTAGCAGCGGTGCCTTTAACTGCTCTTTGTTTAGCAGCATCGTAACCTACCATACCCACTATCTGAGATGCTTGTGCATCCGGTGCAGCTTGTCCTGTTAAAGCAGCACGAGTCTGTGCTTCGGCTTGTGGAGTTTCTGAAATCTGTGCAGCTACTCCATCTACTTCAGGAACAAAAGCTCCTGCTGAGATAACTGCATCAACTGTTTCAGCCTTTGCAGCGTTTGCAACTTTCTGTGATATTTCAGCAGCTTTTGCAGGTCCTGAAAGTTTTCTAATTTCATCTACTTTTGCAATAGATTCAGGTGATAGTTCTCCTAATGCAGCTTGTACGTCTGCTGTTTGTTCGCTAACAAAAGCATCGTATTCTGCTGGTTGAAAGCTTGGAGGAAGTTGTCCACGTTCTACCATTTGTGCAGTTGTTACTTTTTCTGCTGGAGTTACCCCAGCCTCAAAAGCTTGTGCTTCTGCTGTAGGTCTCATAACAGTTCTACGCTGTCTTATATCTTCTCTGACTCTTTCAGCTTCTGGAATAACAGCAGCCTCTGGAACTTCTCCTCTCGCAGCAGCCTCTGCCATTTGTCTTGCAACATCTTCTTGTCTTTGTTGTTCTACTTGTTCAGGGCTTGGTGTTGGGGCTGGAGTCGGTGCAGGTGTCGGAGCTGGTGCTGGTGTAAATGTAGGTGTATATGGAAACTCTATCATCTCACCAGTTTCAGGATCAATTCTTGGTGGTCTACCAAACTGATCATAAGCCTGTTGTCCAGCTTGTGCAGCTGCTTCTCTAATAGCATTAGGATCGAAATCAAAAAGATTTGGCTGCATAGTTACCCTATCTTGATTTGCTCCGGGTCTTGGTGCTTCTATTGGTGGTCTTTGTGTTCCTTCAGCTGGAGCAGGTGTAGGACTTGGTTTAACACTAGGACTCGGTGCAGGTCTAGGTGCAGGTGCTGGACTTGGTGCTGCTCCTCTTGTTGGGTCTTCATCACCTCTTATCGGTCCTCTTCCACCGCCTCCGGGTGTAGGAGCTGGTGCTGGTTGAGGTCTTCTTGGCTTCACAGGTTTTGGTTTAGGCTCATTTGGCTTTCTAACAGGTAAAGACCCATCGCCTATACTTTGACCTTTAGGTGGAACTACATTTCTAGGTGGGTCTATTTCAGGGTTTGGTCTCAAACCTTTAGGAGGCATTCTACCTCCAACAGCTTTAGCCACACGTCCACCTTTGGACATGTCAACTCTCCCACCAGTAGTTACTCTAGTTCTGTTACTTTTCTTTTTTGCCATTCTTTTCTTTCCTACGTTTAAGTGCACCTAGCACTATCATTATGACTGGACCGCCATGTTCTTTAGATTTCCTAGGCTTTAGACCGTGTTTAATTCCACGTAACAAACGTAACATGCCTTCAGCTTTTTCAACTGATTTAGCTTCAGCCTTCTTTACCCAGCGTTTACCACGCTTTACAAAGACTGTTCGACCTTCACGCTTGTATGGCATAGTCTATACCTCTATTTTACTATCTTTCAAACAATTTGTCAAGCTTTTCATCGATTTTTTGTACACGCTCCATAAGCATTTCAAAATCGTCTTTAAGCTCTTGCTTAGTTACATATTCTTTTGCAAGTTCTTCACGGGTCCTGTTCAGCAGTATACCGATACGTTGTATCTCATTGCTGTTCTGTCTAATACTATAAAGTAATGGAGCAAGAACAAGCGTTATAAAAACGTTCCAAACGATATACGCTGACAGTTCCATGATTAACTATTTGCAGTAATGTAAGCGTTGCCTGTAGAAACAGCATCGGTATATGAAGATTTGTCGCTTGAATCAGCTACCACTTCTTCATAAGCCAAAATGATTTCAAGATGGTCAACATTACGCTGAACCATATCGTTGATATCGCTTTGTTCCATGCCTTCTACATTCCAAGAGCCATCGTTTACACCATTTATCAAGCTAACAGAATCATCTGCTGCTGATAGAATTTGTGTTACATCTCTTTCTTCCATGTTTTATTCTCCTAATTTAGATTTAAGTTCTTCTACTTGTGCTGATAATTCTTTAACAGCGTTTATTAATACAGGTATAAATTTTGAATAAGTTAATCCATAATTACCATCATTATTTATATCGGTAAGTATAGCTGTTTCATCTTCTGCTTTATATCCGTATTCTCTTTCGAGTTGTTCAACATCTTGAGCTAATAAGCCACCATGTAGTTGTGATTTTTTATGAGTTCCGTCAGGTGTAATGCTTAAATCATCAGAGTAATCTGACCGCATATCCCATCTATAAGTAACAGGAGTTAATTGATTAACAAATTGTAATCCCATTGTTAATGGCTCTATATCTGTTTTATCTCGTTTATCTGAGGTTACAGTCCAATCTACTTTAATATAAGAGTTGGTAATATTATTATCGCCAAGAACTATATTATTTGAACCTGTTGTTATTGAGCCTGATGGAGAAGCTGTACGCCCTGCATCTCTACCAATCAAAACATTATTGTCGCCTGTACTAATTTCATATCCTGCTGCCCTACCAACAATTGTGTTTTGTCCTGCGGTTGTACCTTGTGCAAGAGCAAATTCTCCTATTGCAACATTATCACTTGTAGTTGTTAATGCACTTCCCGCCTCATAACCTATGGCGACATTACTACTACCAGTTGTAAGAGCATCTAAACAGTTATAACCTATTCCCACATTAGCTGTACCTGTAGTGTTTACCTCCAATGCACCATGTCCAACTGCTACATTATTTGATGCTGTGGTATTAGCACTTAAAGCACTATTACCAACCGCTACATTGAAGCTTCCTGTGGTGTTGGCATCTAAAGTATTAACACCAACAGCAATATTACCTGCACCTGTAGTGTTTGCTCCAAGTGCATTATATCCAAAAGCATTATTACTATTTGCAGTAGTGGCAGCTACAAGTGCATCTTTACCAAAAGCAGAATTAAATTGACCTGATGTATTTGCTGTAAGTGCATCCATACCAACTGCGGTGTTGTAACTTGCGGTATTAGCTCTAAGTGCATCTTTACCTACAGCAGTATTGTAATTACCAGTTACATTTAAAAGTAAAGCTGATTTACCTAAAGCTGTATTCTCTGAACCAGTAGTATTGTTAGTTAAAGCACCATTTCCTACTGCTGTAAGAGAACTAGCGGTTGTATTACTTGCTAAAGCGGTATTACCAACAGCCACATTCTCAATACCTGTAGTGTTTGCTGTAAGTGCTTGATAACCAACTGCTGTGTTATTATTTGCTATCGTATTAGCAGTTAATGTTCCGTGACCTAATGCAACATTTGCAACTCCTGTAGTATTTGCTGCTAAACTATATGCACCAACTGCAACACTTTCATTACCAGTTGTGTTTACTGCAAGTGCTGTCCTACCGACTGCGACATTGTTTGAAGCGGTGGTATTGGCTGATAAAGCAGCATAACCAATAGCTACATTATCGTTTCCTGATATATTAGCATCTAAAGCTTGTGAGCCGATACCTGTATTTCTAATTCCAGTAGTATTATCACCTAATGCTAGGCGACCCAAAGCTGTGTTTTCAGTACCTGTGGTGTTTGACCCAAGTGAACTGTAACCTATTGCGGTATTATTGCTTCCAGTTGTATTAGCATCTAAAGTTAAACCACCCACGGCTGTGTTGTTTGTACCAGTTGTGCTTACAACCATAGAGCCATAACCAACCGCAGTATTATACATATCAACATTTGTAGCGGGTTCTTGATATCTTAAAGTTGCATAACCAACCGCAACACTTCTATCTCCAATAGTATTGGTTTCTAAAGCTAAAGGACCTAAAGCAACATTCAAATTACCTGTGGTGTTTGCATTTAAGGCATTATATCCTGCTGCAAGATTGTAATCAGCTGTGGTATTTGCTGATAAAGCACCTCTACCTAGAGCTGTGTTTTGACTTCCAGTAGTATTGTCATCCAAAGATGCATAACCTAATGCTGTGTTATTATTTGCTGTTGTGTTTGCTGCTAAAGCTGCATAACCTACTGATGTATTACTTGCACCTGTGGTGTTTGCTCCAAGTGAGTTATAACCAACTGCTGTGTTAGCGTTTGCGGTGGTATTGGCATCAAGTGCATTTGCACCTACAGCCACATTCTGAGCACCTGAAGTGTTATCTGTAAGTGCAGCGTAACCAACAGCTGTGTTGTTATCTGCTGTAGTGTTAGCATCTAAGGCTAAAGAACCAACTGCTACATTTGAAGTACCTGTAGTGTTTAACAATAAAGCACTTTTTCCAATAGCTGTGTTGTTATCTGCAGTTGTGTTTGCTGACAAAGCTAACTGACCAATAGCTATATTATTACTGCCTGTGGTGTTAGCGTCTAAAACCCTATCTCCCACGCCTGTATTATTAGCACCTGTAGTGTTTGCTGAAAGAGCAAGATATCCTACTCCAGTATTACTACTAGCAGTTGTTGCAGCATCTAAAGCAGCATAACCTAAAGCTGTATTATTACCCCCTGTCGTATTCCTTGCTAATGAATTGTGACCAAGAGCAGTATTGTTTGCACCACTAGTATTATCTGTTAATGCAGCATTACCAATAGCAGTATTGTTATTACCGCTAAGAGAACCATCATCTAAAGCAGTATTACCAAGTGCAACATTATTAGAACCAGTCGGATAATTACCATCAAGTTTGATAGTTCCATTCACATCTAAGGTTGCGGATGGGTTTGTTACATTTATACCAACATTAGCTCCACCAATATTTAAACCTGATGTGGTGGTTTCAAAATAAGAATGAACAGCTCCATTTTTTGCAAAAGTTAGTTGTCTAACAGAAGCAGTATCATCTCTAGCTAAATTAATGTAACCTCTTCCAATTTCTGCGGTATTTAAATCTGCTGGAGTACCACCAGCTCCAACTGAAGTAAAATCTCCGCTAGTTATAACTCCAACAACTGATAAAGTATTTGAAGGACTTGTAGTACCTATACCAACATTACCTGAAGAATCGATACGCATTCTTTCTGTAAGCGTATTTACACTAGCAGTTGAAAAGGTTAAATCTCCATTTGGATAAGTTCCTGCATTATTAGAAACTGCTTTAATTCTTGCTCTTACAAATTCTGTTACAGAAGCATCATCAATTCTAAAATCAATACTACCAATCCCATCACCTGCTACCCAAGTTCCTGTAGCACTTTCTGTAAGTGATAAAGTTGGGAATGTAGTATCGCTTGAAATTTCTAGTAAAGATGCAGGACTACTCGTTCCAATCCCAAGACTTTCAGCACTTGCATCCCAAAATAGTTTTGCGGTTGTGCCTGTATCTTCGTAGAAGGAGATGTCTCTGTTACCATCTATTTTTAGTGCAGGGTTTAAATCTGTTTGGTGGTCAGCAGAAAAACGCAAACTGTTATTGCTTGATGTGCCGTCTGCACCAGCATCAAAAGTGATAGAACCTGTATTACCATCGCCACCATTATCAGCCTTGGCGTACATTCCAATAGTTACAGCTTCGCCTGTAGTGCTGTTGCGTACTTTTAAAAGTTGACTTGTAATTGCCTCTGTATCTGTACCATCAACAGTCAAACCATCAGAAGTTACTGTACCATCAACATTTAAACTTGTATCAGCTTGTAAAGTTGTAAAACTACCAGCAGCAGTTGTTGTACCACCAATCACAGTACCGTCAATAGTACCTCCATCAATATCAGGAGTATTAACATCAGGGCTTGTAAGTGTTTTATTTGTTAAAGTCTGGGTACCGGTAAGTGTAGCAACGGTAGAGTCTATAGCAACTGTTAAAGTGTTAGTAGCTCCTACAGTATCAATACCTGTACCACCGGCAATAGTCAATGTCTCACTATCTAAGTCTATAGATAATGCACCACCGGTATCACCTTGAAAGTCTAAATCTTGTGCTGTGACTTGGCTATCTACATAAGCTTTGACAGACTGTTGAGTCGGTACAAGCGTTGCAGAGTTTGATACCATGTTGTCTTCATCGACAAAAGCTGTAATGGTTATGGTGCCATCTGACAAGTCTGTAAAGGTTACAGCACCTGCACTAGTACCACCGATAGTAACACCATCAATCGTACCACCATTAATATCTGTTGTAGTTAATACAGAACTTGCTAATGTTACAACGCCTGTAGTATCGGCTATTGAACCTGCTGAAGTTCCATCTTTAGCTTTTAAATTAGTAACTTCAATGTTAGTAGTATCTACAGTAGTAGCATTAACAGTTGTAATGTTACCTGTGGTGGCTGTAGCGGTTGTAAAGCTACCAGCAACTGCGGTAGTTCCACCTATAACAGTGTTATCAATAGTACCAGCATTGATATCAGCTGTATCGGCTACAAGGCTGTCAATATTGGCTGTACCATCTACATAGAGATTTCTCCATTCTTTTGTAGAGGTTCCTAAGTCGTAAGTGTCATCAACATCCGGTGTAATGTTTGAAGCAACGTCTGCTCCAATAGTAATGGTATCTGTATCGGCATCACCAAATGTTAAGTTTCCAGAGATTGTAGCATTACCAGTAACAGTAAGATTACCTCCTACTGATAAGTCGTTTGTGGTGGTGACGTTACCAGTAAGTGTTGATGTACCTGTAACAACTAATGTAGAGCTAAGTGTAGTTGCTCCAGTAACTGCTAAAGTGCTTGATAAAGTTGTAGCACCTGTTACAGCCAATGTAGAACTTAATGTAGTTGCACCTGTAACGCCTAGTGTAGTTCCAATCGTTGCAGCTTCATCAACAGTCAGTGTATCAATTTTAGCTATACCATCTAGGTAAAGATTCTTAAACTCAAGTGAGCTTGTACCTAAGTCGATGTCGTTATCTGTGACAGGAACGATAGCACCATCGGCAATGTACAACTGCTGGACAGGAGCAGAAGCTACTTCAATGTAAAATTCTATGTAGTTATTTGTAGTATCTATAAGGACTTTATTGTTTGGTGAAGTTTCTCCTGCATCACCAATTAATCCTATTACTGGACCTTCAGCGGTTGTACCGTCATGTTTATGACCGTTTGTATTGCTAAAAGCATTTACAAGTTGGTTGTATTCATCGTTAAATAAAGCTGCGGTAATGGTATCGCCATCAACGAATGAACTTTGTCTAATATATCCTGCCATTTAATTATCTCCTACCTGAAGGTATGTAATCTATGTATAAACCGTTTATAATGTATGGTGCTTTTGTATCGTTAGTAATAAAAGTAAAGTTATTACTTGTCCCACTTCCTTGTAAAGGTATCCTTACCATCGGAGCAGCTGCTGCACCAAATACATTTGTTCCAAATACAGCACTACCAAACAGCGATGAAGGATTAACCGTTCCTAACAAATAATTACTCGTTGGTTGTGGTATAGTACTGCTGTTGTATTCAAACCTTACTTGAACTTCTGGTGTTACCAAACCTTCTGCTGCTAACGACACTTTCAAATAGTGTAAAGTTTTTAACGTTCCTAAATCTCCGTAATCGAAGTCGGGAGTGGCGTACCTAGCCAAGATAGCAGTGCCATCGAAATCATTGCCAGAATCATGTACAAACACATAACCTGTATTATTCCCGTGATAATATTTTTCAACACCTGTACTATCGAATCCCGAACCTATTCCTGTTACTTCTAATCCTCTTGTTGTTGACCATTCAAATCCGTTTGGTCGTAATGTTCCTATAATTCCTCTTTGTGCACCTTGCACTGCATTGACATTACTGTAATATAATCTGTATTGTGACTTCTCTCTCATCACCAAACTGGTTATGGTATAGTCATTAATGTTTTGAGCAACCAATGTCAAGATAGGCTGTATAGCTTTTGACACGGTACCAAGCTCAACGTCACCAATCCTTGCGGTACCTGCAACGGTTCTTATACCATCCGGTGCAAGGAATACCAAGTCACCACCAATTTCTTGAATGCTGTGACCTGATAAACATCCAATGTTTTCAGCAATTGATATAATAGCTACGGTTTGAGAATCGTCAATGTTGACAAGCTTGTGAATACTATTCTCACAAAAAACTATCAAGTCTGCACGGAATCCTCTAATTCCTACTATCGTATCTGAAATAGTAATAGCTCCTGCACCAGCACCGCTAAAGTTATCAGGGTCGTTGTGTACGCTGTAGTATACGGTAGTCTCGTTATCCTCTACACCAGCTGCAATAAGATGGTGGTCATGTGAAGTAATATATTTTACTGTTGCATTGGCTCCGTTAGGGGCTACTTCTTTTGTATAAAATGTTCTAGTGTTTAAAGCTCCTGTTCCTTCCATTCTAAATGAAAAGATGTCTTCGGATTCATCGGCTATAAAAATTTCACCGTAATCCATTCCAGCACTTTCAAACAAAGCAAACTGAGCTTGTCCTTGCCCAGTTCTTGTAGCAACTGCTTGACCTGTAAAGGTTGTATAATTATCACCACCCACAGAAGAAATTCTATTTATTTGTAACCAAGTAATTCCATCTTGACTAAAATAAATTCCATTACCTCCAACTACTACTACACCATCAGCATAAGGTTTAGCACCATAAATAGTACTTGCACTTCCAGTAGGCTGTGTAGCACTACCTTCACCAAATTTAGTATAACCGCTGATACGTCTGTATCCACCTTTAATAGACACTTCAAAGTTTTGAAGCTCTGTTGCTACTCCGGGTCTACGTAACAAATCTAATTGGTTAGAAGCGGTTACTAGACCACCTTCACATGCAAGTGTAAACGGTTGTGAACGTGCCATAAATTATTTAAAAATATCTTCTATCGTCTGTCATAACTCTTGGAGTTGGATTCATAAGATTAGACTTCATATGTTTCATAGCCTTCTTATGGTCTTCAAGAGCAAATGCAGCTTGTTGTGGGCTTTCTTTAAACTGCCACACATAGTAACGTACTCGTGATGTGATAACGTTACTATATTGTTCGGGGAACACTATGGTGTCCGTGTAAGCACTAAGCTTTGTTGGCTTAGTAAATGCATAAAAATGCACATTATAAACTTTATCAGGAATTGGGCTTAAGCCAAACTTCCTTGAGTCAGGTGATTTAATAACTCGTATTGGCTCACCATAAGCCTGTGTATCAGCATCGTCAGCATTCTCGCTGTCTCTGTAATATCTTTTCCAATCTTCGTGATTGATAAACTTTAAACCTTTAGAGACATACGGTGCTGTTTCACCACTAACATTAATCGTGGTGAGATAAAAATCATCCCAGTCTATAGAACCATAATCGTCTGCTAGACTTGAACTACCAGCTTTAAGCAGATACCATCTTGTACCTGCTACGGTTGCTACTGTTACGTTACCATAGAAAGGGTCAGTAGCACCACTAAGACCTGCTGAAAGGAACGGTAATTGTGGTTCTTCGTTTGCTATATCAAATATAGATTTATTGACCGCATCCTTGACAAACTGTTGAAGTCCTGTAGCACTTGCAAAGTTTGCAGCTGTCAATGGAATTTCATTGAGTTCTCTTAGAACTTCGTTAGTTATATCAAGATATGTTGTAGCCATTTAAAAAATCTCTTAGTTAGCTTTAGCTTTAGGCATTTCTCCATGAGCATAATGAACTTGTCCACCTTTCATAAGCTCACGTCTAGCAGCTTTGTTACCATCAGTAATTCCATCGACTTTCTCGACTTCACCACCCATTGAGTAACCCATCATTTTTTTCTTGTAGCCACCGCCCATCATTTTTTTTCTTCCGTATTTCATAATTTCTTCCTTTTAAAAAGTGGGGAGTCCGAAGACCCCCCGAGTTATCAACAATTAGTCGATTAAGTAGAAAGCACCTACTAAGGCTTCGTCTCTAAGGACTTTAGAACCATATACATGCAATCCTCTAACGA